GGTACATATATAGTATGAATTTTAGTAATGCGTTTTTGTTTTTAAGGGTTGGGAGCCTGCATCGTGGCGCCCACCTATTCGTGTTTTGTTTGTGGGGCTATAAACCACTGTGACTAGAACAGCCACTCGCATGTTCGCGTCATTTTACCTCACCAGGGTGGTCTGCAGCTATGGGAACACTAAACCACAGTTATACATCCTAAATCGCTGGTTTGGGCCGCTTTGGTTTCTCCTTAGAGTCTCGTTGACGTTACGGTAGCGCCTCCGGACAGTTTAAAGTCGTGAACGGACAATGTAACATAAAAATTAATATGCATCAATATGAATAGTATCAAGAAAATCCGCAATAGCCTCTGGGAACCTTGGTTCTCCAATACACTCAACTAACGTAAAACCTAATTCTGTGAATGTGATCCCGTAAACGGTGAGATCACTCCTGAGCATTGCCACCACATTAGCGTACTTTATGGCTTGCTCCTTTACCTCTTTCCGGAACTTACTCATTCTTCCAACGACGCGCTTGCATTCAATGACTAGCGCTACACCTGGGTAGAGATACAGCATGTCTCCTTCACCAAAGTCAGGTCGAATTATATTGTATCCTGATAGACTTGGCTTACCCAATACTTCCACAACACGATCACACAAGATATGTTCGTCACTAACCGGTTCTGTGACTTCGCTGATTGTCTGATCAGACATCTCAATAGTTTCTGGGGGTGTGAATTCGTCATCATCAAATTCTGCAATTGCCTTGTGAACTATGGCCACCTTGCAGTTCCACACGTAATCTTTGTGTTTCTGGCCTTCTAAACATCTGGCCGAGTGTTGGAGTTGTTTAAGAGTTTTTCCCATAATTTTCTTATCGTACCAAGCGCGTGGGTCAAACACCTTACCCATTTGTGGCACATATTTTTCCTTCCATTGGGCGACGCGATTATCAAAGTCGTCATCCAAGGTGCGGCAGGGGAGGTTAGCCCTGCGTGCAATTTCCTTCATTTGTTGTCTCCTCTTTTCAAAGACCTCTCGTCCATGATAAAACCATTCCCGGAGTGCACCATCCACATTCTGAGTGCATACTTCACGGGGTGTAACTTCCTTGGATTCGAGGATAGAGTGGAGTGATTTGAAGATAGAGGACTCATCGAGTGCTCCCACCATAGCCCCGAGTTCTGGCTCATATCTGTCCTTCCGCTTCAAGAAATCAGCTTCGTAACGTGACATGAACGGAATAGGTTGGGATTCCTTATCCGGCATGGTGAAAACCATATCGTTGGCTGCTAGCGTTCTAGCCATTGAGACATGGTTGAATTTGTCGTATCCTCTCCTGACAGAGCCTTTGGCATCATCGCCGTAGGTTGCCAGTTTTACCAGGTCACGGAAGCGCGCTGCGCGACCAAGCCCCAGTTCCTTACCAATTGTCAACAAATCATCTGGTGAGTAGGCATCGAAAAAGCAAATCCGATGTAAGAGTGAGTTGACGATGCTGTTGACATAAACCGTCATGTTCTGACCTGATGGGTTGGTTCCCAAAAAGCGGATCAGAGTTCCGTTATAAGCCACCAAGGGCGTGCAGATGTCGTGGGCAATGACTCGCATTCGCCTAATATCATCAACGGAATAGTTACCGGACCACTGAGCGATCTCAATCATCAGGGAGAAAGCTGAGATGGTGAGTTGGGCAGGCATGCGCAGATCATATTTCGAGTAATCACCGGCAATTATGCGTTCGTCACCAAAGTGGGCCATATAGTTGGAGAGTTCATCCCATTCGGGTCCATGGGAGTTGATTCCTACTGCTGTTTCCGAGACCAGGGGATACAGTGAGAGGAACCTGGCAATAGGTAAAAAGTACTTCCTACTGACATATTGGAGTGCTAGAGGCGCGGCTTGGAATACTCGCACCTTATCC